AAGAGCCGGTAAATACCGACTCTCTAATTTTATTCGTTGTTACGCAATTTACTGATCGTTTCGCCCTGATCTCCCGGACACCCCGTGAAGCACTCCGGGCAATGTTCATAGAATACACATCTGATGCAGTCATGCGGACTGATTGAGCTGCAATATTGATGTAGTACTGTGAATGCTGATATGGCGAGTTGCGGGGTTATGTCTGGTGACTTAAACATCATGTTTTTGCTCGCCCTGGTCACTTCCACATTATCATCTTTGAACTTTATAGTATCCCCATTACATTTTATCGTAACTTCGTTCTTTTCTCTGTCAATTTCAAGTGTAGGATTGTCCAACATGATTATCAACTCCTTCTCATTAATGTGCAAGTAATCCAACAAACAGCGGAAGAACTAATGCCATTAAGCATAATGGTTCTTTTGTATAACTGAGTGCCGCTATTACGGCAAATGATGTACTGGCCCATGCTACTGATTTCGCCATTGCTGTATTAAAATCCATTTAATCACTCCTCTCCCCAGTCAATTTTCTGCCCGCATTCAGAACAGTACTTGCTTATTTTTTTACCAATAACAGGTGTTCCGCATTTCGCACATTTTTGAGTGGAAAATATATTGTACGGAAAATCTGGAACATATTCTTCAGGTTTGCATGGAATCTGCTTTTCCAATGCTTTTGCTCCGGAATCACACGCCCATGCTTCCTTGAGATATTTTTTCTGCCATTCATCTTTGTTTTCAGAACTTTCAAGGAAACATAAATGCTGGTCTCTCATATCGGATAATATGTCTTTTGCTTCTTCTGGTTTCATATTAATCATCCTTATCGTCCTCCTCAATACTGACAGTTTCCAGATCTGCGAAATCACAACACATTGCGAATCCGTCAATCATTTTCTTCTTAACTCCAAATACCTCTATCATGTGAGAATTATTTTCCATGATTTTTATTATATCTGACTTTTTAACATATTCAGCCATTCTTCATCTCCTCCAACTTCTTCTCAACTTCTTCTCAGCTTCTTCACGTGTGGCAAATACTGTCGAATCCCAAAAATACAACATTCCTAAAACAAAATTTTTTTCAAAAATAATAGAATTTTGTTTATCTCTCGTAGAAATACAATAGACTTTAGAACCTAATGGTACCGGCAATCTCACAAGCAAGCCCTGTTCTTCCAGGTCTTCATAATTGCAAAGCTTTCGCGCCGCTGAAATATAATCGTGCTGTTTAACCCAGACATCTGATTCACCGTCTGGTGTAATATCATATCTTTCTGTTAATCTCTCCATCTACTTCACCTCTTCCAACTTCTCCACCGCCAGCTTCAACGCATCTACAAACTCATCATTCAACGCTGCACGATCTGGATTCTCGATAAACTTCTCAATATTTTCAATTGCTTTCTCTTCTGGTGTAGGAACTGTCCATTTTTCTACTTTTGCAATTTCAAGGAGTTCATCTATATTATTTTTCCAATTACGTATATTGCACAAATCCGTGTTGCACTTATTATTCCTGTTGTCCAACACACATCCTATACATTCACGTTCGCAACAATTGCCTACATCTGCAATCCGTTCAGCAAACTCTCTTGCAGACATTTCTTTTGTGCCGAGGAGTTCTGATGCTTCGTATAAAGTTGAGTCTGTGCCAATATGTGCTTCGCGGGTAACATCTTTGTCTTCATAAAATTTTAAAATGTCTGGAAAATGTTGTTTTGGTAATGGTCTGCAATAGTTTTTTGTAGGCCATTGGAATCCCTGTTTTTCAGCTTCTTTAAGAAGCATTTCGTTTTCCTCTTTTGTTCTAACCAGAACACATGTATTTCTTAAATCAATCATCAGAACTTCCTCCTGTAATTTCATCAATACAACCATTCCAACCAGCAGCATACCCATCTTCAAATTCGTCCGGGAAATGGTTTTTTGTGTCCTTCTCCGGTAATAGCTTCAATGGACACCATTCAGGTCTAATACTCAAATCTGTAATATCTCTATTGTTTACTCTACAGAACGGGTGAAGCACTCCACCGCGTAAAACGCATAAAGCACAATATTTTGGCGTATCAATCACTAATACTGATTTACTCATTCCAGCACCTCCTGTAATAAACTTCGATCGTCAACCGCATTTCCAATAACGACTACTTTCTTCGCCCAATACGAGAAATCTTTTCGATAATTGGTTTCTTCTGGAAAATCTACATAAAATCCTAAATTTCCATTACCGTATTCTCCAAAATTAACAACAGCCGCAACTGCGCCATACTGGATGATGTCATTCTCCCAGATTCTCTTACCGTTCTTGTCACAAAGTCCTGTGAACTGGCAGAGGGTTTCTGGATCAACCAATTTCATTCTGTCTGTTATCAAAAAGATGATTGGCAATATACTCGCTTTTTTATACGGCGGAACAATATAACAATATCCACTGTCAATATCTAAATCTATGAGGCTCCCCTCTATCCATTCACCATTATCAACCCGCTTTGCCTTGAAAAGAATTTCTCTCATTCAATTCCACCCTCCTCTACTTGTCCCGATTCTTCTAGCCAGTTTTCGACACATGGAAGACAAATATAACAACTGCACCAACCTTGTCCTTCTACTATTGCTTTTTGGTTTAACATTCTTTCGCCTTTAGGTATCTGCTTTTCGCATACGCAGCATAAATGAGAAGTCCTTATTTTTACGACTTTTTCTGTTAGATTGGATTCCGAACCATCCATGTCTCCTGCAAATATCTGGCTGTCAATATACATCTCTTCTGGATATTTCATTCAACTCCACCGCCTTTCACGATTTCGATTGCCCTGCTCAGTCCAGCATTGTATCCTTGATGCACATCAGATAAAATACATTCTGATTCAATGAATTTATCTCTTTCCAATTCGCTAATAGCCTTATCCGCATCAAAAGCTGTCGGCTGATTATCAATCAACATTTGTGCCGCATTTCTTGTGTCTTGTGCAAATTCACTTGCACCAACAAAAACTTCGTTAAAATCGATCTTATCTGCATCAATCAGTCTACTCATCTGATTCCTCCCATACTCCCAACAACCGCATCCTCTCATACAGTACAGCGACGGTCTTGCGCCTGTATCCGTAGAAATCCTTCGGATTCATCGGGATATATCTTTCTTTGCTGATTTTCCTGTAACTTTTCCGGTGTAGGATATTCTCAATTACCATATCCGCTATCACCGTGTTTTTCGGGCAAGCTGACAAGGCGGCACTGGTAAGCAGGTATCCGTACTCTGCCGGGAAGTCTTTCAGCATCGTATTCAGTTTTTCAACGTCCTCTGCCGGAATACCGTAGTCTTTCAGTTTTTTATTCCTTGTCAGCATACCGTTGCTCCTTTCTACTATTTGTCTGGGTGGTGCTTATCGTACATGATCGCTGCACATGCAAGACCGGCCACTCCGACTATGATTCCAAGGGTGAATCCTAATAAGAATGTAATCATGATTCGTCCTCCCTATAGCGCTCCGGCAATTCCATCCAGGCGTTGACATATAAATCATTACCTAAACAAGATATTAAATCGTCACCGGCGTAAAAAATGCCGTTGCCATCTTTATCTCTTTCACATCTTCCGATTATTGGGATTGAGTAATTCGCAAAAGAGAGAAGAATATAATCATCTGTTTCTGGCAATCTCTCACTGACCGGAATCCAACCATTTTCTTTCTCGTCCTGCTCCAGATCAGCCAGAAGCTGCTCAATCATATCTTGAATAACTTTGACATACACCCCGGCGTATTTGTAGCAGTCCGAATATTTATCCGCGTACTGCTTTAATCTTTCTTTGATATGTATCATATTATTCCATCCTTTCTCAATGCCCGCTTCTTACCATGCAAAACAACAGTTCTGTCATGGATCTTTTTCTTGAACCATTGTGTCCACACTTCAAAATAACTGATAATCTCCATTTCTCCACATCTTCACCTAGTGGTGTTGGGCTTTCAAATTCTTCTGCAACATCTCTCTGATACGGAACTGCAACCATTACTCCCATGTTACCTATTTCCGCGTAACATTCCGGAAAATTCTCACGTATATGTTGGGCAAATTTTCCATTTTTTAAATCAGGTAAAATCTCTTTGTAGCACTCCATTGTTGTCACAAGGTAGTTTTTTTCGCCAATAAAATTTAATCCATTTCCGCTGTAAATATCCTCTTTGCAACTTTTGATTTCATAGCATGCAAATATTCCTTTTTCGATTGCTGAGATAGAGCACTGATTTTCCGGAATAAATTGCATGTAATCTACTCTTCTTGCCTTTCCTGCTGCGTAGCCATAATCAAGGCTTACTTCTCTAGCCCAGTATTTACCTGGACCAGAAAAACGGCTTTTTTCCAACAATCTGCTAAGAAATTTTGTTGTTTCAGATCTTTTCATATTTCCACCTCACTATCCTCTGGCATATAAAACACGGATTCTTTCCCGCTCCAAGCATCATCGTTTTTTACCGACATAAATTTACAATATGCTTCCTGAATCATATCCAGTACTTTCATGGCTTTTGCTTTGGTGGAATAATGACCCAATGAAATATACTCATCTTCTCCCGGATTCATCTGGCTCCAGCAAATGATTTCTTTGCCGCTGATATTATTGATGTTTATAACAATATTCTTAAACTTTACCAGAGACATCTTATTCTGACTTCTGATTAACATTTTGCGTCCTCCTAATATCTGACAATCTCAATATTATTATCACTGTAAAATCTGTATGAATCCTCTCTGATTTTATTAACTTCACGCATGATAATTTCTTTTGTTTTACTGACAGCTTCCTTAAAATCCTCTGTTCTGAGATCGTAGTTGTAAATACCCAATGTACTACAATTGAGAAACAGCGTATCTCCACAGCCAACGTATTTGTGAATAACGATTTTTAAAGAATTGTAGTTTAAGGCGAAAATACTTCCAGTTTTAGGTTCTTCGTTATAGTTTGCGTTACTTTTGAATTTCATTTTTTATTCTCACTTTCCCCATGTAAGCAACTACATGGTTAATCAACAAAACTCCATCTGTCCATCATCAATAAACTTCTTTTTCTTCCGGCTCAATATATTACCCTGCTGTTTCAATCTATTCACACGGGCTTTCTGGTTAAAGCTTGCCATATAATCATCGTCAACTTCTGGCGGTACTTTTAGAAAATATTCTTCGGGAAGTGGAAGATTATGTTCCTCACAACAATTTGCAATCTCATTTCTGTATGAAAGAATATGATTTCTGGTTAGATTCATATTGCAGCCATCCGCCCAAAATGGATCATTACAGCCATTTTCGTTGATGCGCTCCCAGATAACACGCTCATGTAATAGATTTTCTCTTAACAGCTCTAATTCCTGTTCCGGTGTTTTCTGCTTCATTCTCATTCTCCTTTCACCCATGTAAATAACCGGCACACTAAACTCCCATCTTCTTAACCAGATTCTTATTCATCTCGTCAAATCTCACATCTGTGTTCTCCTCAATGTCCTGTATCATGCTCAGAACACTCATTTCACCCTCATTTGCCATTTCAACGTATTCATTGGCAGTTCTTATCACATCAAGCAAACGCTTCGTAGAAAAGCCATATAAGCGTCTCAGAGCCATCATGGTAGTGACAGTGTTGATCGTGTTGCTCCAATCTTCACCAACAGTGAATCCATCCTCGTAGGCTTGCTGCTCTACGTCTTTTATCTGTCTATAACAGTTCTGCATAGCCCGTCCAAACGCATAAGCCGCCTGATTAGAAGTCTGAACAGAAAATCTGGTCTTTTTCTTGACTTTTAACTTGCTACTCATTTTTCCTTCACCTTTCTGAACTTGTATCCTGTCACTCGGTACGCTCGTGGCGTGCCGGGGTTGTCTGTCGCAAGTAAGCCACTTTCCAGCAATTCACCGAAATGGTTCTGTACGGTATGGCTAGATATACTCAGCCCTGCTGCGATTTCTGGAATACTTGGCGGATAATCATGTTCTTTCAAGTATCTTATGATGTACAGATATATGTCTTTCCTTGTCTGGATACCCTCATAGTACTTTCTTGCTGTGTTATATGGCATTCTTTTCTCCTCTATCCCATTACGCTCGCAAGGAACTGCCTCTGTTCTCCTGCTGCTTTTTTCTTTCGAATACCTTCCTCTGGCATTTGCAACTCTACACAGGTCTTAATGATCCGGTCTCTGGTTCTGGTGTCCACATTCAGATTATCGGTGCTCATGTTGGAAGTGTAAATTGTAATGTTTCCGTCCTCCATACGCTTGTTGATCAGACGGAACATTTCCTGCCGTTGCCACTCCTTGTCTGCCTGTGCGCCGATATCATCCAGAACAAGAAGTTTGCAATCCCGGTATACCTGACTGAGATCCTCTTCTCCGCGATCGCGCTTGTAGCTGTCACCAACGGCACTTATGTAGTCAGGTGCAGTCACGAAACGCATTTGCAGATCGTATTTTATCATCACCGATTTCGCCAGGCAACACGCCAAGAAGGTTTTTCCACTTCCCGGTGTCTTACTCCACAGATACAGTCCCTTTCCTGCCATTTCCCACTTCTGGAAATGGTTCAGAAAGGTGGTGCACAAGTCTCTCAGTTTGCTCATGTCTCTCTGGTAAATATCAAAATCGAACTTGCCAAGATCTGCCTCATGGTACTCTTTTGGTACTCCGGTAAGGTCCTGTGCTCTATAACCACCTTTGCACTTTGGACATCTGCGAGCATATTGAATTTCTTCTGGAAGTCCGTAATCATAGACCGTGGCATAATATGTCTCCCATCCAGTCCCATGGCACACAGGACACTCACCATAATCTGACTGAGTTAGTTGGTTCTGGTTCATCTTTTATCGCCTCTTTTCTCGCATCATAGTTTCCGTCAAGGACCTTTGCCATGTTGGAATCACTGACCAACCAGTCAAATGTTGCTGACCAGTTGCGTTTATTTTTTCCCTTCAGGAAATCGGAAGCCTCTGCCTTTTCAAACAAAGTCTGGAAGTCATCAAGAGTGTAACCTGTCTTCATTCTGGCATTTATAGCCTTCTTCCTTGCCTCAGACATCTTTACCAGGCGGGGATACGACCCACAAACGGAATTGTACAATTCACGAATCGTGGCATAGATGCTGTTTTCAGGAGTTCCACTCTCATAATCTCCTTTAGGAGATTTATTATATTCTTCCTTTCTTTCCTTCTTCCCTTCTTCTATTGTTGTCACTTGACTGTCACTTGCTTGTCGATTGACTGTCACTTGTGTGTCGCATGACTGATACCTGTCGTAGTTTTTTACCGTAATTACGCTGAATTTAACGTGTCGGTTGCTTGTCACTTCTCCGGTATTTTCCAGATGTTTTAGTGCCGTTCTTACATTCCTTACTGTAAGCCCTGTTTCTGCTGCTAGATTCTGCAAAGAAGTCACAAATGATCCTCTTGGTACTTCTATTCCCTGAAACCTTCCGTCTTTCCAGTTTGCTTTTAACAGGATGTGCAGGAACAGCACCTTGGTATTTGCATCTGTATACCATTCCCACTCAAGGATTTTCCTGCTGATCTTTACATAATCCATAACCAGCCTCCCATTCCCTGTATATCTTTATCCAGTCCTCCAATGGCATCGTAACAAGCCACTCACAATGATTCTTCCGATGAAATACTGCTGGAAGTTCATCCGATTTTCTGTCTCTTTTTGCCTGATCTATAGCATCGTATATATTCAGCTTTTCCCTTCTCTTTACCTCTATATGTATACCAGGAAGACCGACCACATCTGCATCGCCATTAGCTCCGCTATACTGTTGACCTCTCCTTGCCTTGTACCCATATCCACGAAGGATACCGGCTACTTCTCTTTCACCGTCAGCACCTTTGTTTCTGCTGTTCATATTTCTCCTTTCCCTCCCAGGGAGCTATACAGGTCACACCCTGGGAGATGATCATGTGATATATCTATAGGATTTTAGTTGCACCCGTATTTCTTATACACGAGTTCTTTAGGATCCCATCCGGGATGCATTCGGCTCATGTATTTTTCGATATATGCCAGCATATCTGGCCGTAAACCTTTTGCTCCATTATCTAGAAGCTGATGGTGGTATCTACATCCGGTAACTCCATTCTGTTCGATTCCAAGTCCACCCTGTGATCGGTTGACAATATGCATAATATCAAGCTGCTTATATTGGAAATCGGATGAAGAATGCATATAAAAACCAATCTGGCAAAATATGCAGCCGTGATCTCTATCGAGAATTCTTTTGCGCGTTTTTACATCAAACTGTAACGCTTTTGTTCTTTTGTTCATTTACATCACCTATCCCATACTGCTCAAAAAGCTTTCGTTTCTCAAATGGCGTCATAATCTCGCCGCCTGGTATTCCAGAATCCTTGCAGTCTTGAATTAATCCGCTGATCAATCGCGCCATCTCCTCTGTGTCATATGTACTGGATCCTCTAAGAAGAACATACACTCTTTTGATTCCCCCATGCTTTGTGACCACTGTCTTTGGAAGCGGCTTAAGATGATATTCCACCTTGTCCAAAACATCCCTTTCCGTTTCTTCTGTATCAGGAAGATAAACCGCAACCAGATTTCCGTCCACACGTTCTATCTGACCATAACGACGCAGCATATAGTTGTGAGCCTCGTTATTCGTCCAGCCATGAACTTTAGCAATTTTGGTAAGCAATACCCAGTAATACGCATTCGCATCTAAGGAACGCTTATCCCTGTGCTGCTTAAGACGTATATCCAGTTTTTCATGCTTGATGAGTCCCATTACTTCCTGAGCGTTTTCATTCAGTTCCACCTGTAAGTTCCACTTTCCGGTCGCGAGATCTTTCCCCAGTGATTTGATTTTTCCTGTAAATTCCATTTACGCACCGCAATTTTGCTTGAAGTAATTCAAATTTTTAGGATCTGTTATCGCTTTGATATTTCCAATAGTCAACTGGCTAATAGATGTCAGCTTATATGCTTCAAGAATCTTCTTTTCATTCAGACCGTTCTTGTTCAAGTATGATCTGAGTCCAGATATATCAGTACTTGACATTTCGGAAGAACTGTCGTCTGTCTGGTCGTACTTGGTATGGCTTTCTTTCCAGTAGACATTTGCCCCAATGCCAAGATTCTTGCATGCCACTGACAATGCATCCGTGGTTGCCATTTTGTAACACTCATCAGATACATAGACTCCGTTCCGTTCTTTTGTAGCCAACTTACTGCCGCCGGTTCCGGGAATTGCTTGTGACCATTCATCCTTGTATTTGACGTACAGTTCAATTGCCACGAAAACACATATCTCATCACCAACAGTATCCATCCATTTCTCAACCGTTTTGTAATACCAGCCAAGGCCGCAGGGACCGAACTGCTCCGTCAAACACTTGACGCGCCACATCGGGTTAATGTCTGTAAAACCTTTCAGTCGTCCTGCCGTAATAGCTCTTTGGGCATCTTTAGGAACTTCCCGAACCTTGTTATATAACTCAAGATTTTCCATAAGCCTCTCCTACTTGATCTGGATATTCTGCGAAGTTATCAGGGTGATTCCCGGAAATTTTTCTCCGGCTTTCAGTGCCGCCTTCAGTCCGACCTTGTCCGGTTTAGGCTCTGAATACTTAAGATATTCTTCTGGGACAGCTGCACCTTCCGCAATATCCACGGAGCTACCACTTCTAAAAGAAATTGCTACTCTTGCAGACTTAAACTTTTCGCCATCCAGATATCGGGAAAGATACTCTTTCAGTGATGTCGCTTTGCTTTCTGCGACTTTCTGCCTCTTGGCAAGATTTTCTTTTTCAGATTTCAGTGCTTCTGCATCTGACAAAAGATTCTTGATCCAGCAACCAATGTTCTCAATTTTCTGATCTCTTTCCATCTGTAGAGATTCAAGCTTTTTAATGTCTACGATTTCCCCTGTTTCCATATCTACGCAATTAAGGATTTCATTTTTGATTTCGTACAGATTCATTCTTATTTTCCTCTCTTTCTACTAATCTATAATTGCTTGCTTGTCTTTTTATTGGCCCGGAATGTCTATGCGTAATGATTTCCAGGTATTCATCCTTTATATCTCCGTTGCCAGTGAGATTCATAACGGACACCTCCCATTGATAAGCAGTTCCAGAAGACATTTCTTTGCATTTTCGTAATTCTGAGATTCGGACTCAAAGTCGCAAAACAGGCACAATGAAAAATGTTTTACGATCTCCCCTGCATCATTAAATACATAAATATAAACTCTGGATATGTCGTCATGCGCCGTATAGTCAAAATTCACATGCGCCGTTGTTTCACTTGAAATTCTCAGACACAAATCAAATATTTCTCTGATTTTCTCTTCGTTCATAATTTCCTCCTTGTATTGACTTTTGGTTTCTTTCCTTCTACAATGGAGAAGAAATATATTGTCTTGGATCCTTATTTGAGTTGCAGCTCTGAGGATCCTTTTTTAGTTGGCATGTCTAGCATGTCCATTCTTTCCACGTCCTTGCTATGTACACAGCTCCGATCAGTCCCAACGCTCCCATGATCTGGTCACGGCTGTTGTCCCAGGTCCAGAACGGAAGATACGTTGCTATCCCTCCAATCAGAATGGAGTCTATCCAATCTTTCATGTCAAAGCCTCCAAGATTTCCTCGTTAGGAAAGTTCAATCGAATAAAAATATGCCGCAGTTCCGGATACGTGAATGTTTCCGGCTTATTTCGCTTTTTACGGAAAGTGTTTTCTGCCATTCCGGTAATTGCTGCCATCTGTGCATCACTTACTCGCTCGGCCTCCATCCTTTTTGCAATATTGCCTTTCAAAAGGATGTATTTCTTTTGCTCTGTGGTATATCTGATTGCCACAGTCTTTCCTCCTTTCTTACTTGATAAACATCCATGCAGCGTTTGAAAAAATTAATGCAATCATGGTTACAATCCATGCGCAGAACCATTTGTGAGTCTGCTTTTTTGCCTCTCTTACAACCTCAACTGCATAGAAAGTATCGAACTCTTCAAAATTTGTCACTTTTTTATCCTCGGTTTTCTTCATAAAAAATCCTCCTGTTCTCTTGCGAAATACAGGAAGAAATGATATGATTATCCTGTAATCCGCTAGTGTGGTTAGTGGTTTACAGCTCCGAGGCGAGAGGTTTCAGCTCTCCTTCGGAGCACTTTATTTTTCAAAATGTTTTTCCATAAGGTCAGCAATCATTAGATATTCTTCTGCAATTTTCCCTTTTCTGGTATTTTTAACCTGTTCACGGAATTCCGGAATAGTCCCAAAGAAGCATCCGCATGCAACTCTGACCTTTTTATCTTTGCATCTAAAAAACGTAGTGGTACGGAATTGAGTACCAAATCCATGAATAGTTGTGTAATCTGCATTGCCGGACACCTCTGCATCGCCGGACACCTCTGCATTGCCGTACACCTTTGCATTGCCGTACACCCATGCATCGCCGTACACCTCTGCATTGCCGGACACCTCTGCATTGCCGTACACCTTTGCATTGTCGGACACCTTTGCATCGCCGGACACCTCTGCATTGCCGTACACCTTTGCATCGCCGGACACCTTTGCATTGCCGTACACCTTTGCATTGTCGGACACCCATGCATTGCCGGACACCTCTGCATTGCCGTACACCTCTGCATTGCCGTACACCCATGCATTGTCGGACTGGTTTACATTTCCTTCTTTTTCTACCCATCCGCCAGTTTCTCCGGCTTCTACATCCGCAAATGAAATGAGTGCTTTGATTCGGAAAAGTTTCTTTCCGAAAATGTTAATTTTGGTTTCTGATGTTAATTCAAATTTCTTCATTTTCTTCCTCCTCTTTAATTACTGTGAATGCACAGTTTCTTTGTTTCGTCTTTTGAATTTTGTGATATACTCTCCTGTGAAAGGAGAGATGTTATGGAAATTTCTGGTTCACAAATCAAATTGTTAAAACGTCTTTATAAAACTGATATACCGTTGTCTGATTTTTCCAATTCAGAAAAAGGAGAAATAGAATATCTTGGGAAACGCGGATTCATTAAATACAGTAAAGAAGATACCGATTCAAGAATCACACCAACCATTGTCTGTATTCAGTCAGCCGGAAAAGCTTTTTATGATTCTTATGTAAGAGACCGCAGACGGTGGTATATCCCTGTTGTCCTGTCCATTGTTGCCATCGTAATCAGCTTATTTGCACTGTACAAATCTGGACAGGTAATCAATGTTTACATTGACAAAAACAAAATGAATACGGTCACAGCTGAGAATCCTCCAGCAAATGCAGATAACAAATAGGGGAAATTCGGATATCTGTAAATGATTGGTAATCCGTCACCATACTTGCGCAACGCTCTGTGTGCTTGTCTAGCCATTTTCCCATGTGAATAATGAGGGTCACTGTTTATGGAATCCAGAATTTCCCATTTTGTCATGTTGTCATATTTTGACGGTGTTCTGTGGAACATTTGTTTTCACCTCCTCGATTCTTACCACCCCAGCACTAAACGGATTAAAACTGTTGCCGCACTTGCTACAATTGCTGGAATCACATATTCCATAATTGGATGGCGTTTCATATTTTTCGCTCCTTCCGTTCTGGAATCTTCGACTCAAGAAACCTATCTGTTTTATCAGGATTCTTGTATTTTGCGATTGTTTCTCCAACCCCAAGAAAATATCCCTTGTCAAACTCTGACATATTGGGAACTGCCTTGGCTATTGATTCGAGAATCTTCTTTTCTTTCTCAGACAATATATTCACTCCTTTCTTACACGTTTTGATTCTTCAAAAGCAACTAAGTCACTTTCTGACACTCTGTAACCAGAGCCGTTCAGATTGATTGCCGAAAGTTGTTTATTCCGTATCCATCTCCACACGGTAGGAACTTTTACACTATATCTCCGAGCGATTTCTTCACAGGTGTAAAGACGTTCCAAAGAATCACCTCCTACTTATTTTTAGTTGCGTTTACCACTTATTTGTGTTATCCTAGTTAATGCCTATTGGCAAAGGAAAGGAGTGGTTATCATGACCCAACTTTTGAATTTGCCTGTTCCCTTTGCTCTTAATCCGTCCGTACTGATACCTCGACAGTCAAAACAGGTCAAAGACGGCTCTGATTGTTTTGTCAGCGATTAGGCATGTTGCAGAACCAAGACTGCGAAAGTGACAAGGTGCTTCAAGAAGCATTTGGTCTCGTCAGATGCGGCGTCAGCCTGCAAAGTACATAGGGTAAACAAATTTGGTAAAGAGCTGTTAGGGACGAGACCCCTAGCAGTTTCTTTTTATTTAATAGAAGCCTTGTTTCTATCAGATTGTGGTAAACGCTCAAGGCTTTGTGTTACCTTGTGTTATTATAATACCTCACTCAGATAGATTTGTCAAGCGTAAATCTCACAAAAAATTTGACAGAGTTAGATTTTTGTGCTACTATATACTTGCAGTTAAGAATAGGAGGTGAAAAGAGTGAATACCAGGATTCAACAAATAAGAAAAACTGCGAAGATGACTCAGGATGAGTTCGCCGAGAAAATCGGGGTATCTAAGAACTATGTTTGGATGATAGAAAAAGGAGAAAGAGTTCCATCAGATCGAACTGTCAAGGATATCTGTAGGGAATTCAAAGTCAACTACGAATGGCTGACTAAGGGAACAGGTGATATGTTCATCCAGAATAAGAGAAAATCCGAGATTGCGGATTTCGTTGGTTCAGTTCTGAATGGAGAAGCAGATAGCTTCAAGATACGATTAGTAGAAATACTTGCTAATCTAAATGAATCAGAATGGGAAACACTTCAGAAACTTGCGAACGCTTTAGCGGACAAGAAAGAGGAGTAAAAAGATAGGGACAGGATGTAACTCCTGCCCCTTTTCTTTATTTCAGTCCTAGAAATGATATTATAAATCTAAATATTGTATATAATTGGTCATGGTCTGCTTTTTCTATCATCTCAATAATCTCTTTCTTATAATCCATAAGCAACCCTCCCTATTGCAATTACCACCTACATTACAGTATATGTGCGTTTTGTGGGAAATAGAACCGAACATTAGTTCGTTTTTACTATTATACCACTAATGTTTGCCCTTGGAAACTGCCAGATATACACCGATATGTTTATGATTGCATAGAAATTATTCGTAACATCAAAGATATAGTCTTTTCTGTTTAGTGGCAGGGCGAATAAAAACGGCGGCATGCTCTGCTTTATTTCATGGGCGCTATTCTTATGTAGGGTAGAAGATCTGTACGCATTTTGGACAGAATACACTTCTGACTCTTCGCGGATATAATCGTCTACGCACATTGGTAAATAAACAATGTAATTAAGCAAAAGCACAGCTCCTATTATAATTAGTATATTTTTGATTATTTTCATTTCACAAATCACCTAAAAACTTCTATTTACAACCAAATTTAACGATGCTATAATAAAAATAGCATATTTAAACACTTTTTTTTGCAAATGGCGAAAACAACGCCCATAAGGGAATGATTTGAATGAAAATTGCGATTTGTGACGATGATAATTTACGAATTGAGATTTTCAAAAATAGCATTGACCGATATCTAAAAGAGCATGGTGATGGCGGATATACATTAACCACCTACACCAGCGGAAAGCCTTTGATCGACGATGTTTCAGATGGTGAATGGTATGACATTATAATTCTTGATGTCTCCATCAACGGAGAAAATGGCATAGAGATTGCCAAAAGATTAAGAAAAATCGGATACTATGGAAATATCACTTTTTGGACAAAACACAAAGAATATGTATTTGATGCACTTGATGTGCTACCGGTTCATTATATCATTAAAGGATCTGAGCATGGAAGAATGTATTCAGTTGTTGAGCAGACTCTTGAAAATATCCGTGAAAAAACGCTTACCATCAAGAACAAGGATTACTTTCACAGAGCTGAATTCCGGCGTATTGAATACATCGAAAGCCAGAACAAATACATAATGATCCATTGCACGTGCGGAATATCGCACAAGGAACGAGGAAAGCTCAATGATATCGAAAAGAGTCTTGACGGAAGATTTTTGCGCTGCCACCAGAGCTATATAGTTAATATGGACGAGGTAAGCGAAGTAAGCCATTTTTTTACGATGGTATCTGGCGCGATCGTCCCGATCAGGCAAAGAGAATTTGCAAAAATAAGAGAAAAATATGAAAACTACGTCATTGGAGGGAGATAAAGCATGAGCGAAGAAAAAACCAAGAAGTGCAAACATTGCAAGATGGACATTCCAAAAGATGCAAAAATATGTCCACATTGTAGAAAGAAACAAAAAAGCGGAATATTAAAATGGGTTGTATTAATACTTATCATAGGAGTGGTTATCGGTGCTGTCACAGGCGAAGACAAATCCGCTGATAGTACGACAAAACAAACAGAAGCAACTGCTTCAGACAGTCAGAAACAGGAATCTGAGTCAATCGAATATATATCTGCATCTGTAAATGACATGATGGATGCCCTTAATAATAACGCTATGGGAGCGTCTGACAAATATAAAGGTAAATACCTTGAGATTACCGGAAAGCTCACAAACATTGATGCAGCCGGAAAATATATTGATCTCATGGCTGATGGAGATTTTGAGATTATTGGAGTTCAGTGTTACATCAAAAACGACGACCAGAAAGCTAAAATAGCATCTATGTCAAAAGGTGACACTGTTACATTGAAAGGAAAATGTACGGATGTCGGAGAAGTGCTTGGATATTCTCTTGATATTGACGAAATAGAATAAATGCTAAAAAAGACCGGCTCTCGCTACCAACGAGGACCGGTTTTTAAAAAAAAGAAAAATATTTTTACGTTCCGCAAAGCATAACGAAGTGAAACGTATCGCCTGACAAGTCATATTGTATCATCTTCGGTGTGTTCGGACAAGTCAGAAAGTTTGTTCGGTTAATAAGGAGGAAAAGAAATGGCAACTGCAAAAAAACTGCCATCTGGCTCATGGAGATGTCAGGTATTCAGTCACATCGAAGAAATCCCGTTATCAGACGGGACTATCAAAAAGAAAAGGGTTTATAAATCTTTTACATGTTCAGATCCTAGCAAAAAAGGGAAGCGAATCTGTGAGCAAATGGCTGCCGAATGGGCAGCAAAAAAAGAAAGTGAAGTATTGACTGCGCGATATGTTCCACCAGAAGATATGACATTAAAAGAGGCATGTAATAAATACATAGAAAGCAGAACAGGTGTTTTATCCCCTGGAACTATTAGAGAATATAAGCGATCTGTCAAAAGAGACATGGCTAAACTTATGTCATTAAATATAATGGAAATCACTCAAGAGGATGTTCAAGCTGAAATGAATCGTGAAGCACTTACTCATTCGCCAAAAACTGTGTACAATATGCATGGCTTTCTTTCTACTGTCTTGAAGACTTATCGTTCGGATTTCATCTTAAGAACTTCCTTACCTAAAAAGGTAAGACCGAAAATCTATGTACCTACATCTGCCGAAGTCAAAAAGGTAATTGAATGTACTGTAGGTAGTGAATTAGAGATACCTGTTCTTCTGGCAGCGTTCGGTCCGATGAGGCGGTCAGAAATCTGTGCGCTTAATTCTGATCATATCAAGCAGAACATAGTACATGTCGAATATGCTATGGTTATGAATGATTCTCATGGTTGGGTTATCAAAAGACCAAAATCTTTTGCTGGTGACAGATTCATTTCATATCCAGATTTTGTTGCAGATAAATTAAAAGGAATACATGGGAAAATAACAAATTTGAACCCATCGCAAATATCCGACAGATTTTCAGATCTGTTAGATGACAATCAGATTCATCATTTTCGATTCCATGATTTGCGTCATTATTGCGCATCTGAGTTGCATACTCTTGGAATTCCAGATGTATATATTATGCAGCGCGGCGGTTGGGAGGATGATACCACATTAAAAAATGTATATCGGCACGTTCTGGTTGATCGAGAAAAAGAGATGAATGAAATTGGGAATGATTATTTTTCCAAGCTATGCAACACGGAATGCAACACAAAAAAAGAAAGTGCTGAAAAATAGCGTATATTAGGATTTTTCTTGCAGGTTCAAGTCCTGTCATCCGCATTTTTATGAAAATCTTGTATTCACTGGTTCTCGCAAAGAACGTAGTGTTTTCAATGGTTTCGGCAATTTCAAATTAGCTCATAAAATATGTTATTTTGCCAGTTTTGGCATAAAAAAGAAGAACTATGCAACACGAAATGCAACACGAATTTGATACAATATGTAAAAAACAGCCCCAAGGAGTAACCTCCAAGGGGCTTAAGTTTTATGCTTTTTAGATTGCAATCAAATCTTTCCAGGTGTTCTCGCCACACTCTCCATCTACCACCAGTACTCCATTTCTGGATTTCTGATACTGTTTTAATGCGTAAATGGTATTTGCATCTGCCTTTCTGGATAAGCTCAGGGCTTTTCCATTCTTTCCTTTGAATCCTCTGGCAATTAAAATCTCCTGCAGTAACAGGACAGAAGTTCCTTCGCTTCCAAGTTTTACTAATTTTGGCTCAAACATATAACCGGCTCCTTTCGATGTGGTCGTTGATGGTTTTGTGCTAGTTGATGGTTTTGCGGTAGGCTTACTTCCAGTAGTATTGGTAAGTCCACTAAAATCAATCCCTTTTCCAGTAAATCTAAGACGATGCGTCCATCCGTGACTATACAGGTACCAGGGCTGTGTACGGATTTCATTTCCGGAGTTGTCCTTTGTATCGGCGGTTCCCTCGGATGATCTGGCGTGTACGATATTATTTTTATCAATCGCCATCGCTACATGACTATTGGATCCATTCGAATTATTGTCCGCCAGTTCCAGATCGCCTTTGATCATCTGCGCATGCGCTGTCTGATTCCTAGCAACATCCTCAAATCCGGCATTCAGCATCTTGAGCATATTGCCAGTATAAGAGCAATTCTCTTTGAGATAACGTGCCTGTTTGGTAAGCCCATTTTTGAGGAACGCATAGTAATAAGCAGTAAGCGCCAATGAGCTACAGTCGAAAGATTTCGGAATGTTAATTTCGTATAAACTCCTAATTCTCTGACTGTATCCATGACTGTTATTATTCGCAATATTCACTGCAAAGCTTACTGCATCGTTTCTCACATTCTGGATAATCTGTTCTTTTGTCTTTGCCATTGTTCCACTCTCCTTTGCTTCTGTATAATCTTTATAAAATATATTTCTATCAACTTTGGTATTAATTCCTGGAATCGTTGCTTTTGAGCTGTACTGCCAGCCAACACCCCAACTTGGACGTAATCTCTCAACTACTGTCCCGTTATCATTTGCCGGATATCTGGCAATCCAGAAATCATGCTTTTTGAGGTGACTGCAAATCACATTCATGTACCAGTCAAGATTGCAATAGATTGCAAATTTATAACCAGCAGCAACAATAATCTCTCTGAATGCTTCTGCCAGATTATGAATACTTTCAGCTCCAAGTACTCTCTGTCTATGATTCTCTAAGTCGAGGAATACTGGAAACTGAATCTTTCTTCCGTTCAGTACGGAAACAACCTTTCTGGCTTCACTCCGGGCTTCGGATACTGTCGAAGCATAGGAATACTTGTATACTCCTACTGGAATTTTATATTTATTGCATCCGGCAAAGTTGTTCTCGAACTGTCCATCAATAACATTTCCGGCTTCTGTAATTCTCAAGATTGCAAAATCCATTCCGTAATTTGCAACCTTATTCCAATCAATCTTCCCTTGCCACGATGATACGTCAATTCCTTTAATTTCCATCTGTCTTCCTTTCTCCGGTCTTGCACCGGCGCAAATTCCAATATATGTCATTCAAACGTGCTTAAAAAGTGTTATGCTCGTTTCAATACAAGATCAATAAGGTAATTTCCTTGTGGAAATGTCGGATTCGCATAAACAATATTGTTTTGTATTGCTATTGAAGCTATAGTACCTGTAGTACTGACAACTCCAATATTGGATACTGCTTGCATTTTTATATCGGATGGTAATATTGCAAGCGTATCCTTTGAAGCTAATTGGCCAGGCACCTCGACACCGATATGTATATACACAAACTGTGAATTATAGACACAAAAAGATGTACCGAGTACATGCGCAACAGAAATATTAGTTGTCAAATTCGTGTTTAACGTATTTATCCCGAGTTTGTCTTTTAGGTATGTAAACAACTGAGAAAACGATATTTTCTTTAATACGTTCCCCTCGCCAACTATCAATGTGTCGCTTTCTGCCGGTGTCGCTTTTGAAGTCAGCGCCGACATTAATATTGTTTTTAATGATTCTGCCATATAATCACCTCTATTCTTTCACTCTCAGCATCGAACCACCAGAAGTGGCAAGTGCTGAGCCATCACTTGTGCCTAATACATACTGGACGTTCCGAACATCAACAGCAATCGCATATTTCGCCCCTGTCTGAACTGATGTAGGGCTTATGCTTGCACCGGCTATATAAATGTTTGCATCTGCCATGCATATCACCCTTTCACTTTGATTTTATAATTATCTACCCACGTTTCATCTGCAATTTTATATATGAATCTCAGACAATAGATTCCTGTTTTTTGTGGCTCAATTAACGCATCTAGCGTATGCTCGTTGATATTGCAATTTCCTTGATCTTCTACAGTCTCTGTTTCAGCATCTGTATCAACGAAAATCAATTCGTAATCCGCTGAAATGATGGAAAAAGGGATGTCTACACCGCATACCGGCTCTACTTTACTTTTAAATCGGATTTTTTCTCCCAAATCCATTATTGTATTGCTATCTACGTATCTAATTGCCATGTCCTCTCTCCTTTCAGCATGTTTTATGTCCGCTGAAACATTGCTTTACAAGCTCTGCCGTCAGCTGGCTCAGATTCAGCAATGAGCTGTACTCGATGTTCTCTGATTCTGCCGTATATCCTCTCGGAACGAGCTTTCCAGCAATCTCGTGCCCTGATATCAGAAACAGTACAGTGGCGGTATAAGCTGTCAAGCCACCACTACTTTCTGCATAGATTTCTATGACATACTGTCCATCTCTATTGGCAGGGACTATTGCGTCCCAGATTTCGAGATCCGATCCCTCTCGTCTCTGGAACTCAATAGCGAACTCATTACACGAGCCGTAAACCCTCGTAATCATCATTCATCAGTTACTGTGACAGAGATCACATAAGTTTTGCCTGCATCGACCGGATTAGGCGTTACGCTTGCGGCTGTAATCTTTGGTGGGTTCGGATCATACTTGACAGTTCTAGTAATGGTTGTTGTCTTACCGGCACTGTCTTTTGCAACGATAGTAATTGTATTTGAGCCTGCGGACAATGTGACCGTAGTGCTGAATGCTCCGTTGCTACCAACCGTTACAGGTGTACCGTTGATCATTACTGTAACAGGAGATGACGTTGCATCATTGGTTGTACCTGCTACAGTAATTGTGCTCTTGTTGGTAACGTATCCATCAGACGGAGAGGCTACGCTCAACGTCGGCGGTACGGTATCGATCTTGAATGTTACAGATTTCTGCGTAGCTGCGTTGCCATCGTAATCGGATGCATCAAACCTAATGGTATGAGAACCATCGGTAAGAGCTGTTGCCGGTATGTACGAACAATTGTAACCACCGGTTACGGCGGTCTTTGTAATGCCGTCAGTAATCTTGCTTCCGGAATCGATTGTGATACCGATAGTAGACGGATTAACACCAGAATCATCATCTGTAACAGTCCATGTGATAGTTGGCTTGTTGTTGACAAGTGTTGCAGATGCTGTTGGATTTGTGACTGTAATTACCGGAGCGACCTTTTCTTTAACGGTTAATCGCAGGGAACTACCGATTGCGGAATCTGTTGCATCTTTGGTGGTCACGTTTCCAGCATCGTCCGTTGCCTTGATTGTTATTCCGTAATAATGTCCGCTCTGGCTGTAACTGGACTTATTTGGAGCTGTTACTGTAGCTTCATATTTGCCCGTATTACTGTTAAAAGTAAGGGTGTAAGCTTGTCCATTTACAATAGCTTGTACTTGCTTTACTGACATTTATGTACCTCCATTTCATAATTCATTCTATATTTAATTTTATTATCCGATAATAGATATTTTAGTCCAAGTTTTTTTCTTATAAGTTGCTGCGGCTATTGAATTTGAAGCGTTATTTATTCCTATAAAATTGGCAACTCTAATACTACCAGAACACATTAATATTCCCCAAGCCCAACCGCCAAAGAGTCCTCCGATAGTTCCCCATACAAAGTAAGCACGTGGCTTTTGAGATGCGTTAATAAAGTTTTCTATGTTATTATCTAGATTCATTAAATTTGGGTTACTATTTAATTGGTTAAGCGCAGCCGGTAAAGTCATCGTTCCAGCATCGAGGCCAAAGGTCTTTGATGTCAATTTGTTGAGTACCGCATCAGCAAGCTTATCATAATCAATCAGCTTGTTTGCCGCATCCTCTGCACTGTAAAGCATAAATTTATCTGCATCTTTTGGTGTTGTTTTTACGGGATATTCATTAAATTTTGCCATATTAATTCTCCTTTTCTATATTGAACTTTTCATAGAGCTGATTAATTAGTTTCTCCTGTCGGTCAAGCTGTTCTTTCTGGCTTTTTAGCATTGCAAACATAGCAGGTATCATGATACGTTCGTTCCAGTTCTCAGCTTTGCCGTCTATGTGGTCAACTGCCAGAGGAAAATACATATCCACATCTTCTGCTATGAACATTGGAAATTCTGCGTCTGCGCGTTCATCTCCTTTTGCAAGGTAGCCTTCTTTATACCGTGCCATTATCGGTTCGATGTTGTACAGATTCTCAATAAATTCTTCTGGCAACGAAGCTCCGAGGATTTTGTAGCGTTTGGAGGAAGATGAACTCATGTATACTAGATTGTTGTAAATCCTTAAATAATTTCCAGATGAAAGTGTGTCTAAATTGAAAATCTGAAATTTATCCGTTCCATCGGAAAAAGGTTCTGTTCCGCAAATTATGTTAAAGCCCCCATCGGCAACAAGACCATTTCCATAAGCACTCAAGGTGACCCCATTAATGCTTATTTCTTCATTTTCTGCGTCCAGTATTATAATGCCGTTAGGAGACTTTAATTGTCCTGTCTCACTATCTAGAACCCACCCGGCAATATTTCCAGTGTTAGCACTTAATTCACCAGTAAAAGTTCCTTTTGCTGAATTCAAACTGCCGGAAAACGTTCCTTTTGTAAAATTCACTCCTGTGTTGTCAATATATCCAACTTGATTACCGGCTGAATCTCTAATAACTAATTTTCCATTGCCATTATTTACACCGCCCAATGTCAATTCACCGCCAAGCGCTGCACTGAAGCTGATATACAGTTGACCATTCTTGTAGTACAGGCCTTTCCATGCACCATCATTTGATAGTGTTTCTACGATTTGCGATTGTGTCAGATTGTCCACATCAATTACTACCGCAACACTCTGCATATCCATCAATGTTGTAGTTCCACCGGACGCATATAATTTACATCTAACATTTGTCACATCTCTCGGAATACCGACAGTTGAACCATTAGAACTTGCTACTGTCTGACCAGATCCATTTGTCAAAATAGAATACAAATAGTGTGTCACGGTATCCTCATCGGTTGAACTAGTATAAATGGTATTCCAAGTGTTTCCGTCAGCAGTCTCTTCAACAACGAATCTGCCTTTATAAGGCACTCTAGTAGCTGACTTTCCGTCACGATAATACGCTTTAAATGTTATAAAGTTTGGACTAATTGTCTTGTCAGAGCCACGTTTCAAGACGTTACATGATGGCTCAACCATGTATGTTCTACCAGGTTCACCATCTTTTCCATCTTCGCCCTTTTTCTGCTTGGAAATCGTAAATCTCTTCGTTACAGAAAGATTAATCAGGTACGTTGCCTTAATGTCCACCCATCCATTGTCTGCACTCAAGCCTGTGACAGTGTAAGTATGCGTATCTACATCCCAAGAGCCGGTTACACTGTCTGATTTCGTCACGGTATAGCTACAGTCATTGGTGATATCATTTGAGCCATACATAACTTTCGCTGTAGTTGTCACTGTTGGAAATACCGGAATGTTTCCGTCTGCGTCAGATGTGATCGTCTGCATATCGTTCGACAGCTGGAATGTCATATTCTTGGCAGATGCAATATTGTTGTCCATTTTTGTCAGTTTATCCGGCAAAGAACTACCACCAATTACAACATTATCACCACTGATGATTACTTTTTTGGTGTCCATATCAACCTGGAAGATTATGTTTCCATCGCTATCTCTGACAATCAGTGCGCCTGTGTCAATATAATCAGCATTGATACCATGTGCGTACAGAATTTTTGCTATCAAATCGCCTGTCAGAAAGAAACCGTAAGGATATGTTTTGCCACCATCATTGGATACGCCAATGGCTTCTGCTGTGAATTTAATTACATTTTTTGATTCTGCAAGTGTAGGCTTGTCATGCAGATATGTAATAGTACTGCCATCTTCCTGTGCGACTGATGTTTCATATAATCCAGAAGAATTTTTTAAGGTTTCTTCTAATTTCTTTACTGCTTTTTCTCTAGCTGATTGTTCTTTTTTAACAAGTCGTCTTGCCTCTACGATTGCCTTAGTGGATTCTGACTGGAACTTGCTCTGCCCTCTGATAGGGTCGTCGGCTTGAGTTTTTACAGTAGTCTTTCCATTAACGGAACAAGAAACGTCCGTCAGCGGAGTTATATATCTGTTCCATTTGCGATCATAAGTATATGCCATATCTCCAAACTCAATGAGTGGGTTATATACAAGTTCTCCCGACATGTTACGGAATTTAGCTCCAATTATGGAATCGCCAATTTGAGCAGCTACCGTGTCCAAGTCCGAATCCGCAACAAGGTCGTTCTCCAATTTAAGAACATATCCTGTGCTTCCGTACATGGATTCATTTTCTCTATTTTTTAGCTTGATTCCAGTGATTACAATATCATCACTAGACACAGTTGGACTTGTAAAAAAGTCTTTGAGTTTTTCGGATGTGTCAGTTGCTGATTCGATCAGTGTCAAGAATCCATCATTGTCAATCGACCAGTTTCCTGCCGGGCTTATAAAGTTATCGGAGCCAACATTTGCACCGCCTTTAAACGTAATGTTTCCATCAGCATCCGCAATTGCACCATAATCTTCTTGCACATTGGAAAAATCCCATCTGATAAATCGCAAGTATCCTCTGTTATCCAGGCGAGCGTTCGCAGTCTCAAGCATTGCTGCCCATCCGAACAACTGACGAAACGTCATGTTTTCCGGAATCTCTGACACGATCAGATTTCCATGAGCCATGGAGACTTCTGACGGAATACCAAGAGTCTCACACGCATCTCTAACAAGAGTCTCTATTGACTGTGGCAGAACCAGATGAGATATATAAGTTGCGTTCGTTTTATACATATCGTCCAAAGCGGTAAAACTAAGGATTTCGTCATATTGTTCTGGTGTCGTAATTGTATAAATACCTTTATCAATGGTTTCGACTCTGTCTTCTGTCGCTGCTTTTGTTGCCAGAATCGCACCGCCACTCTGGTCAAAAATTGGGTCATAGTTTTCATCCAACAATTCATCTGTCACGGCCGGACTTGCTACAGAGGTCTGCATTTTAAGATACGCATGAACTTTCGCCATGTAGAAATTATAGTTTTTCCACTGATCAGAAGTGTTGTCCAACTCCAATGTCATGGATTTACAAACAACGCAGCCAATCGGAAAGCTGCTACTTTCTGCACAATCAGAAAAAGTACAATTTTCGCCCATGATTTCATCTTTTACGGTTTTTACAGTTCCGTCAGGAAAGGTGATTTCCACTTCCTGCCAGACTCTTTCTCCGTCCTGTAGTTTTTGCTTAAATGTATCAGATACATTAATCAAGTGGATTCACCCCCTGCATGTTAAAAGATATTTTTGATACAAATTTTAAGTCTTGCGAAATTTCTCCAATAGTTAGGCTTGCTTTTCCGACATAAAACGGGTCAGTTCTCCATGTCATGTGGTAAAGCGACCAATGGTACAAATTGAAAGTTTTTCCTTTTGCGATAATTTTGAGAATTTTGTTTGCTTCTACAACTGGAACGTTTGATGCTTCATAGCTATATTGTTCAACTGTAAATAGTGGAGTCAGTAATGCTTTTCCAAACTGCGTACGGTTACTACCTTCTGAATAAGTTGTTTCAAGGTTGTAACCCATATCTTTGTCCGGCTGATAGATGGAAGCCCCATTCATTTTGTATCGTTCCGTTATGTTTTTTGGAATAGTTGCCACGCTTCCACCTCCTATGCCAGTTCAAACGGGTTTCTGCCGCTTGTATCACGTCTTAACTTTGCTTCTTCGATAATTTCATCAAATACTGTTCTTCGGTTAATCTGAGCAGTAAAATGATAATCTCCACCGGAATTGCTTCCGGATTCTTCGCGAACAATCTTTCTGAGCAGCGCTTCTGGTGTTTCAATGTTATTGCCCTGTTTCTGGTCGCCCAGGACAGCCAGAAATTCGCTTCTTGGTGGAATAACTGCACCTTTTGCCAGATATGGAATAGTCGGTACTCTTGGAAAGCTTGCGCTAAATCCGATCGTCTTAGAGCCGAATGGTGTAGGCACTTCCCACGGACCAAATGACATTGCAGATTCAATTCCACTGATCGCGCCGTTCACCGTACCGATTGCGCCATTTACGATACCGATAACTTTATTGAATATCTCTTTAACTTTGTTTTTAATACCCTCGAACGTATCAATAACCTTGTCTCTTGCACTTTTGAATTTATCAACGATTCCATCAACTATCCTCTTTACAACTTCTTTTATAGTGGACCATATAGCGCTCCACTTTTCTTTTGCACTTGATTTGATACCATTCCAAATAGAAACAATCTTTTCTGCCAAATCACTAAGTTTGGATTTTATTCCATCGACGAAAGCTATGGTTTTGTCTTTAATCCAACTCCATACCGCACCTGCAACTTCTTTTATTTTGTCCCAGTTTTTGTACAGCAATACACCAATCGCAATGCAAGCTGTTACTGCTGCTATAAAAATTCCGCCCGGTCCGACAGCTGTCGCAATGGCTTTGATTCCACCAATAATGCCGCCAGAGCCGGTCATGAGTGCAATAAGACCCTTAATGAAACTTGCTACTGTCGTTATACTTCCTGCGATTCTCGAAGCTAAGCCTGCAATCTTCGCTGCCGCAAATGCTCCGATCAGAGCTGCGCCGAATGCCTCAATAATTGACTGATGGTCTGCGAAAAATCTTGCCAAATCAGACACTAGGTTGATCACTATTGGAATTCCCGTTTCAATCAGCCATTTCAGCATTGGAAGAACAATATTGTTATAAATCCATTCAAGAACATTTCCGATAGATTCCAGAATTGGCGCAAACGTACTTGTTAGATTACTGATAGATTCCAGTAGAGGATAGAAATTAAGGTTCGCCGCCCATGTTGCTGTATCCTCTGCGATTTTTTCAACAAACTGCATAACTACCACAAGGGCATCTGCAATGTTCTGGATGATCTGCGTTCCAACACTGTTTTTGTTCCATGCATCTGCGAAACCAGATGCAATATTACCGATAGTTTTAAGCACATTCTGAGCAATCCTCAGCATGGTTTCTAACATCGTTGTGCCTGTGCCATTTGTCCAGACCTCTACAAGACTTTTACCTACACTTACAACGAGCTTTTTGAGTCCATCAAGTGCGGTTTTTGCCGCATTAATAGTATTCTTGCCCTCTTTTTTCCATGCGTCCTGGAATGGCTTCCAGAGTTTTTTAAGAAGGTCGGCTAGTTTCTTGGCAGAATCACTGATTTTGTCCAGCGCATTTTCTCCCTCTGCGAGTTTGCCATAATTTACACTGTCAACCGAACCCGGCAATCCGCCGCCCCCAGAACCAGTTCCGCCGGTTCCAGAACCGGATGGCGTTGAAGATGTACTCCCTGTAGAACTAACCTTGTGCACTTCATCAAGCGATGAAAGATAGTTTTTTGTTTCCTTATTCGCTTTTTTTGTAGCTTTCGCATTGTCGTTCGTGGCATCTGCCAGTTTCTCTGCATTATCGGCTGCCTGTCCATACTGATCTGCCGTATCTGCAATTGCATCCGCTCCGGCAAGCCCTGCGCCGCTTCCACCTGTCTGACCTGATGATTTCTTGCCAGTAATAAGCTCCGT